CGTACTGCTGGCCGGCCGAAGTGACGAGGCCGACATCGAGGGTGACCGGTGCGATGTCCCGGTCATAGCCGTAAATGGGCGAGTCGGCGCGCTGCGGCGACCAGTAGGCCGCCCCGGTGACCGGCGCCCCGTTGACGGTGCGCCCCGCAAGTTCCGTGGTCAACTCGGGCACGCTGCTGCCGGCGACGAAACTCACCGTGTCCGGGTAGCCGTCGTCGAGGGAATGGTCGACTTCCCAGCTTTTGGCCATCTGCCCGGACAGGTCGTCGATGGTGGTGTCCCCGCCGTAGCCGGTGCCGTTCCAGTCGGTGCGCAGCCGCGCGGGTGTGAACGTGCGGTGGCTGACGACGGCTGCTTCAAACTCGCTGCTGGCGTCCTGCACGGCCGATCACCTCCATCTGTCCTGTGTGGACGGTCACGACGTGTCCTCCTGCATGGTGAGTACCGGCCCGGTCCGCAGTTCCGGCGACAGGTACGGCCACGCCTCAGGGAGCGCCATCACGCGCACCGGCCACACGCCGGTGCCGGGTGTCCACAGGGTGTCTGGCGTGGAGCCCTCGTTGAGCAGGAAGCGCCGGAAGTAGCCGATGGACCCGATGGTCGCGCCCGACGTGTAGTGCACATCCATGTCGGCGTACACGGCACCGACCGGGGGTGTGGCGGTGGCGAGCATCTGCGCCCAGGCGCCCGACGAGCTGACCACTGGCGTGCCCGACGTGATCGAGCCGGTGAGCACGCCCGCGGCATCGCGCCAGTACAGCCGGGGCGTGTAAGTGACGATGGCGTCGGCGCCGCCGCCGCGGACGTAGCAGGAGAAACACAGGGCCCGGCCGCTGACCACGGGGACGCCGTAGGCGAACGTCGAGGACGGCCAGTCGATGGTGAGCGCCGACGTGGCCAGGGTGTCCAGGTTGCTGAAGGTCCAGGTGAGGCTACGCGGCCCGGCGTCGTTGTAGAGCGCGCTCGACCCGAGGGCCATGGCGGTGGGGGTGGCGGTGAAACTGTCGAACAGGATGTTGACGGTGCCGTTGGAGTTGCTGGTTTCGCGGCGGCAGCCGACGCCGGCCAGGTTGCCGGTGGTCAGGGAGGCATCGGTGGCGGAGGCCTGCCAGGTGGTCGGGGCGGTACCGGTGCTGGTGTTCCAGGTCAGCGCTCGCACCGTGGTGCCGAGGACGTCGAGGACGATCCGCCAGGTGTTGCCGGCGGCGTGCATACCGACGGTGGCGGCGGCGACGACGGTGACGAGGCCGCCCGCGGTGGTGCGTTTCTGGATGGTGAGGGTGGTGCTGCCGGAGGTGGCGACGGTGACCAGGGCCTCGTAGAAGTTGCTGGCGTCGGTCCAGCGGGCCACGGCGCGCAGGGTGATGGCGGCGCCGGTGGGCAGCACCGGCAAGGTCTGGTCGATGCTGACGGTGTGGTCGGGGCAGCCGGTGTCCACGGTCGCGTAGTAGAGGTTGTTGACCGTGACGGTGGAGATCTGGCCGGTGGTGCCGGTGGTGCTGTAGTGGCCGGTGACCGACGAGGCGGTCCAGACGTGCCCGGAGGTGGAGGTGCCGAAGCCGCTGGACGTGACGGCCCGGTTGAACGTGTCGGCAGCGGGTGTTTCGACGGCGGCGAAGTTGGTGCTGTCGTTGGTGACGGAGGTGGCACCGGACACGTTGGCGGGTAGCATGTTGCGCTGGCCGGGGTCGAGGAACGCGAACGGGCCGGGCCCTTCATGGCCGTCGGCGTAGGCCTGGAGGGTGGCCCAGTTCTGTCGGGTGATCTGCTCGTAGTTGATCGTGTAGGTGCGGGCGCCGCCGATCATCTGGTCGATGGCGAAGCCTCCGGCGCCGAGCTCGAACACGGAGGTGCGGCGCTGGCGTGGCGCTTCGACGCTGCCGCGGGGTGAGCCGATCGCGGCGAGCAGACCGGGCCGGCCCAGGTACATGCGGGTGTCGGTCATGACCCAGCCCTTCCGCTGCTGCGGCCGGTGTTGACCCAGCCGTCACGTTGCCGGTTGCCGACGGCGGTGGCTCCGGCGACGACCCGGGGGTTGTTCATGACGACAAGCGGTACGACCTGCCGGATGCCTTCGCCGAGGTCGGCGATGAGGGTGGTGCCGCCGACGTTGACGTTGGGGGCGGCCACATTGACGGTCGGGTTGAGGCCGTTGATGATGGCCCGCCCGGTGACGCCGATGAATTTCTGCATGTCGGGCATGGTGTCGTCGATGCCGAGTTTGATACCGGGCAACAGGGTCTGGCCGACCTCGCGGCGCATGGCCTGCGAGGGGGAATGGCTGTCGAACACGCTGAGGAAGCCCTCTTTGATCTTCTCGGCGGCGTGCCTGGCCTTCTGGACGGCCCAGTCGAGCGCGTCGGCGATGCCGTCAGCGAGGCCGCGCAGCAGGTCCTTGCCGGTGTTGTAGAGCCAGCTTCCGGCGCCGCTGAGTGCGTCCCTGGCCTTGCCGGGAACGCTGCGGATCCAGGACATGACATTGTCGACGCCGCTGATGGTCAGGTTCTTCGCACGTTCCCAGGCGTCGGCGAAGAAGTTGCCGACCATGCTGGCAAGGCTGCTGAGTGCGCTCCAGACACGTCCGGGGAAGGCTTGGATGTTCTCCCAGGTCCGGCGGGCGCCTTCGACGGTGTAGGCCCAGGCCCAGTCCCATGCGTCGCGGAACGCGTTGCCGATGGTGCTGACGAGGCTGGAGATCGCACTGCCGATCTGGCCGGGTAGTGCACTGATCCGCTCCCAGGTCCTCGCGGCGCCTTCCTCGACGTACTGCACGGCCCAGGCCCACCCGGACTTGATCCAGCCGGGCATGTCGATGGTGAAGAATTTGAACAGCAGGCCGGCGAGGACGCCGATACCGTAGAAGATCTTGTCAGCGATGCCGGTGAGGGCGGCCCCGATCAGGCCGGGCAGGGACTGTAGCCAGCCCCAGATGCGACCGGGCAGCGCCGCGAACCAGTCGATGATCTTGCCGCCGGTGGCGACGACGGTATCCCAGGCGGAGGCGAACCAGTGCCCGATGGCGGCGAAGAAGTCGCCGACGGCCTTGGCTGCGCTGACCACGGCCCCCCAGATGGTGCGGCCGAGGTCGGCGAACCAGTGGCCGGCCGCGGGGACCGCCTCTTTGATCCAGTTCCAGGCTTTCACCAGCCATTGCCAGAGGATCTTGACGCCTTCAATGGCCGAGTCGAAGGCTTTCACGAACAGCGCGAAGCCGAACATCGACGCCTTGCCGAGCCAGATCACCACGTAGACGAGGTCGGTCATCGTGTCGATGAACTTCTGCCCGTCGTCGCTGGCCAGGTAGGTGTTGAGGTTGGCGAGCTGGTTGGCGAGTGCGACCAGGAAGTCGGAGCCTTCGTCGCCGGTGCTGCCGAAGATCGTGGCGATGACCTTGCCGGCCTGCTTCAGGACCTCCCAGAGTTGCCCGCCGATCTCCCAGGCGCGTTGCAACCAGGCGGTCAGCTTGCCGTTGTCCTGAATTTCGGTGAGCCACTTGCCGAACCTGGCGATGCCGTCGGAGGCTGCGCCGAAGAACTTCTCCACCCACGGCAGACCACCTTGCATGATCTTGAAAATGCCGCTGAAGAGGGTGATGAGGGCCGGCCCCAGGCGGTCGAGGATCCGGCCGGTCGTCGCGAACAGGTCGCGTAGCGTCTGGACGACCTGCGGCGTGGCCAGCAGGTCGAGGAAACCTCGAATGATCTTGCCGAGGGAGGTGGCGACGAGGGACAGCCCGGTGTTGAGCGCGGGCAACAGCGTGGTGGCCAGGGGCTTGATGCCGCCGACGATCGGCGCGAAGAGGTTGCCCTGCACATTCTTCTTGATCGACTTCAGGATGGGGTTGAGGGCAACGAACTCCTTGACGACCTTCTGTGCCGACGGTGCGAGCTTCTTGAGGGCCTCGTTGTATTTGTCGATGTCGCCGGACAGACCGGCGCCGACGGCCTCACCGAAGCCTTTGAAGCCGATCATCAGGGGGGCGATGATGGCGAGCGCGACGCCGGCCGCCGCTGGCAGCGCGAACAGGGCGGCAGAAAGCTGTATGAGTGCGCCACCGAGGGCGAGCACGATCGGCACGAGAGACGCGAAGGCGGCGACCATGGCGATGGAGCCGACGCCACTGCCGATAGATCCGAGCTGCTCGAAGACACCCGACAGCGACTTCCCGACGCTCTGCATCTGGTCGACGCCGGCCGAGAACGCCCCGGAGAAACCCTTGGAGAAGCTGCTGAAGAAATCCCCGGCGCTGCTCAGTAGGCCACTGAAAAAACTTTTG